TAACCAATATTACAGTTCACAACAGTTTGAACCAACAAAATCGGAGTGATTAGAATTGGACATTAAGCGTATTCTTAACGACTTAAAAACTATTATCGAACAGAGGCATCTTTCACCGCAGACCGATGATTCTTATGCGTCGGGACTGAAAACGTTCTGTCAATATTTCCCAGAGGTTCATCATCCCACCCATGTAAGCAAGGAGCAAATTATTCGGTTTCTTGCTTGGGTAGGGGTAAATTGCAGTCTGTCAAAAGAATTGCAGTGTTTTTGGGCTTTACACTTTTTGTATGAAAATATCGAAGGTCAACCGCATAAGATGGATGGAGTAAAAAAACCGAAGATAGTTCATAAGATTCCACAGGTTAAGTCACATCAAGAAGTCATGGAGGCATTCAATAAAATCACTAATCCGCACGAGAAAGCCATCGTTGGCATGTTTTATTCAACAGGCATTAGGATAGGCGAACTATGCAAGATTGAGCGACACAACATTGATCCAGTGCGTAAGACCTTATTGATTTGTCAGGGAAAGGGCGGAAAAGATAATCTCGTCCCATTGAACAATTATACTATCAACCTTCTTATACGGCATTGGGAAGCATTACCAACTACGCACAGACAAAAGACTCAACGCTGGTTATTTGTCGGCGAGAATCCTAATAATTACATCAGCAAAGCTACTGTCCGGCGAATAGTCAGAAGAACGCTCGATGTTAATCCTCACCTATTGCGTCATTGTCTCGGAACATATCTTCATGAAAAGGGTGTTCCGTTAAAAGCTATTGCAGACTTATTCCAGCATTCATCTACACGCACAACCGAGATATACACACATACATCTATGGAATATAAACGGCGTTTGCCGAACCCAATGGATGAAATGAAATTACTAGTGTAATTTGTATAATAGATGTTTTATTATTAAAAATACAGGTATTGTTTTTGTAATTTATTAATCTTATATTTATTAGTTGATTTTTATATAAAAATAACCAAATATAGGTGTATATGATGAAGTCTCTGTTAATAATAAATGGTGAAGAACATGAGGTTGAATTTCTGCAGGTGTCTGTTAGGCATCGGGAATTTCAAGATTATGAAACTGTGGTATCTTTAGAGATTGGGTCTATAGAACCTATTAAACAGCAGGAAGAGGGTTTAGAGGCTATGGGAGTAGGTAAGCCTGCTTCTATGGGTATACAAAAACCTGCAGACGAGGTTTTGGATTTAAAAGACGTAGGAATAGATTCTAAATTATTAGAGGATCTAAGAAAAAGTTCTAATGTAAGTGTTTTTAATAATATTCCGGATGATAAAGAAATTAATGGGACTATTTGGGCTATAGAGACTATGCGTTATGAAATTAATGATAATGATCCCATAGGTTCTGCTGTTAGGGATTTGGTTCATAAAGAATTAGATATTATACAGTATAATTATGGAGTTACTGGATTATGGATAGAGTCTGGACCCTCAGTAAAGATAGTTAATAATGGGTTTCATTTAGTAGAGAAAGTTCAAAGATTGAAGGATAAAATAGATGCCTCAAGCCCACCTACAGCAAGCTGACATTGAAAAGGATATACCCTTAGCCCAACCCGATGTGATAAAACAAAAGGATTTGGAGCCTGAGGATCAGCATTTAATAGTTCCTTCTACTGAAGTAACCTTAGCTTGGGATATACCAGAATCAAAGCCTTTTAAGGTTTGTAATACTACAAGAGAGTTAGCTAATAGTCTTAAGTACGGGCAAATTTGGGAGCTTAAAAATTCAAAAGAACCAGAACAATACCTACTTATAAAACCTGGGAGTTCTAATCCTGAGAGTGTTGTTAGATTTGGCTTTCATATTGCGGATGAGGGTGAGGATAACCCTAGATCTATAGCTATTGAAGAGTCTATGAGATCTAAAAATATAGAAGAACCTTTTCCTACTATATGTAGAGCTTATGTAAAGTCTGAAGAATTGCCTGCTGTATTACTAGAGGTTAGTGATAAATTATCTTGGGATATTAAACCCACAGGACCTGAATTAGGTTTAGAGGTTAATACGATTGAAGAATTAAGTGGGGCTCTACGTCCTGGTCAGGTTTGGCATCTTGAAAATTCTCCCCTGGGAAAATTACATTACTATGTTATATCTGCAAATCAGCAAAATGTAGAGGTATTTATTACACCTAGTGGGGATAACTTAACCTGTTCTATGACGGAAATAACTTGTTGGACTAATGGGTCTTTTAAAAACCCCGCAGTAGGGGGTTGGTTTAAGGTTGATAAAGACTTTTTACCAGCAAAGCTTGTAGATACAATTGAACCTGATAATAATGATATAGAGCAACAAGCATCAGAAATACAAGCTGATTTGTATAGTGATTTAGTTTATACAGTCATACCTAGAAATCATAAGATTGAATTGGGAATCTTTCCAGAGGATCAGCATTTTAGTAGCAAATATGTATTTGTTTGGAATACCTATAGGGATTTACTTAATTTTAAAGAGGATGTCTGGCAAAAAATAAGTGTAGCAATTCCTCAAGGTTTAAAACATACCGTATTAAGTCCTATGGTTGGAGGGGCTTATAGCCTAACACACATTCCTAATACTTGTAAAATAGAGCCAGTTGACTTTCAGCCAATTTATGAGTAATTTAGTATAGGCTATTATGAGAAAACAATTAAAAAATAAAAGAAGAAGCTGTCCCCTATGTAAGCCACATAAAACAGGTCATTCAAACAGGTGGAAACCTAAAGAAATTCAGGATAGAAAATTAGCCAAATTAGAGGTAATGCAAAATTTTGTAACAAATTTAACCGATTTAACTAAATAAATCTCCTTCCTTTAGGTGGGGTTACAGATAGTGCTTTTAGATAACAGGAACAAAATACCTATGGAACGTAGGGAATTAACGCTTGGTGAGAGCAGGTGTTGTAATGCCACTCATTAGACCCAAGAAGCCTTTGCCTTTAGGCAAGGGTAGTTCACAGGTAATTGATGATAATTTTTGGGATTTAGTTCACATTTATAAACAATAAAAGGATTCAAATGACAAGAATACTTTATATATCAATCATTTCATTGTTTTTACTGGGGTGTGCTAAGGAAGAGAAAGTAATAGATTCACCTAAAACAATGAGTCTTATTAGTATGACAGAGGATGATTTTTATAGAATAAAAGAACAGCAAATTATTCAAATGGTAACAGATACAGCTAAAGCATATAATATTAAACCCTATATATTGTGTGGGCTTGCTTATCATGAAAGCTCTAGATTTTTATATGCTAATAGAAAAATAAAGGATAGCAACGGCAGGTTTTCTTATGGTTTATTTATGATTCAGCTTGAGACAGCTAAGGGTTATGACAAAGGGGCTACAGAGGATAAGCTTTTGAATCCCTATTACAATGCCCATTTAGCAGCAATTATTTTTCAAAAAAACCTTGCTAAATATGGAAAATATGAATATGCTTTAGCAGCTCATAATGCGGGTGCAGTTTACAACAATAAAGTAACAAACCAAGACTTTGTTAAAAAGGTTTATACCTCTGTGGGTGAGGTTGTTGCAAAATATAACTTTTAAGGAGGGTGTATGAACGGTATTGTAGTAATGCCATCTGTAATTAATGTAAGTAATGCTTGCACACAAAAAGATGTGATATGTTTGAGGGTCCTTGTGCATGAGGGGCTTGGCATCATGAGAAAGATTGGTCAGATAGAATACAAGAAATTGTTAAGTTTGAGCTAAATAAATTGGAGGTAATATGAATTTAAAACTATATGGGGTAATTGTAGCTTTATGTGCAGCACTATGTGTATGCATCTATTTTTTAGTTGATGCTAGAAAAGAGCGTAACAACAATGCTGCAATTATAACTCAAAACACAGCTGCATATGAATCTCAGCTGCATCAGAAAGATAGTAATAACTTAGTTCTGTCAGCTAAAGTAAATGATTTGAATAGTAAAGTATCTCATTTAGAAAAAGAGAAGGGATATTGGATCCTTACATCTCAACAATTACAGGCCAAGATAGACTCATCGAAAGGGTCTGGTCAAGGTATTGCTTCAAATGGTATTGATGATCTTGGAGAATATTGTGGTGTGGCCTTTAATGGTAAGCAGGGTATAACATCATTCAGAGGGGATACAAAATATTATTCTAATGGTATAAAGCCTATGTGGAATCTAGCATTGGAGTATGATATCATTCCTATCTCTAATAGTTTATACAGAGACGTTGATGGTCTATGGAAGTTTAAAACTACAACTGAGTCACCAGGTGTTAAATTCAGCTCTAATAGTGAGGTAGATTCTACATTGTATATTGCCGTCAGACAAGGTGGGGTGGATAATGAGATTGTTCTTCCATCGTTTGGATTAAGGCTGGAACTGACAGGTAGACTTAATCTAGAAAATAATTTAGTACAACTCAATCCTACAGCAGGTATATTTTATAAGTATTATATGATAGAGTATAGTCCTCTAGATAAGACTGTTATCGGGGGAATCTATTGGGTGTTTGATGCAGGTAAATTTTTAAGTAAAATATTATAAGGAGCATTTATGAAATTTCAAGGTAGTTTAGTAGTAGAGCTTAAGGATCTGACTATATCAGATATAAAAGGTAACAGACGCAGGTGTGCGGAGTGTAGCCAAGCCTTTAACCCTGGAGATAAAGTTATTGTGATTGGAGAAAGTATATACAGTGAACAGGACTCTCTACCATTGAATGATGGGGGTCTTCATTTTGTTCATCTTGCAGGTAAGCAAGGGGGAAGCTGTCTGGAAGACTTTATAAGTAGATTATTGAATAATAAGCCTACTGAGGCTCCACCATCTGTGAATTCAACCGCAACTGTTGTAGATCTCAGTCAAACTACACCTACAGTGTAGGTTTAATGTGTTGCATACATATAGCACAATTTTTTATTTAAGGTAGTTGTGCTATATTTTTGTATCCTATTTCTTATTGATTGATTGATTGCTTGCTTGTCAGACAATATACTAAAAATAGGATACAATTTTCGGTATATGTCCCCTTTATGTCTTCTTTCAATAAATGCTGAAAACATATTTATTTTTACCCTTCTAAGTTGATTTTATTTTTAAATAACCCAAATATAGGTGTAGATTGGAGAATCTTTGAGCGACACCTATTTCGATAGCACCCCATCTGAAATTCAAACACCTGAGGAGAGGGCTGGATTGAATCCCCCCGATGATATACAGATGCGAAGAACCAACCCCAAGCGTTATGATAAGCTTCATGATAATTATGATGCTAACAATGATGCAGGCCATGACTCAGGAATAGAAAATCGTTTTGAGGATACTATTGCATTAATTGGTTGGGATATTAAACAGACAGTAGCAGAAAATTTTGAAGATTTTACACAATTAGCCAAACCCATGCAGATTTGGAAAGATAAAGATAAAACTTATTTAGTTACATGTAAAAATTTTAACCCCAATGGTATTAAAATTGAAATAGGGGGGGATTTGTTAACCATAAGGGATTCATATTTTACAGTTAATAGAGAAATAAATTTTGTAGATACCTTTCCTAATACACCAACCCATTTACATAAAAATGACTTTCCTTTGGAACTAGTTGAAGAAAAATCTTTATTAAGTTGGGACATTGAAACCCTGCCTATCATATGTAATACCTTGGAAGAAAATAGGAAGGGTAAACTTGCATCAATAGAAGAATTAGATTGGCAAATAGATTCATTAGTTAAAGTAGGTAGGGATGAATTAGGGCAACTTAATAATCTTATAATAAAAAGAGCTAAATTGAGTTGGGATATTCCGGATATAAAAAAAATTCAGGAATTGGCTCAAAAAGCAAAAGATAAGGGTTATGAATATGTAGCTTCGGTAGTTAAGTCTTATTATAATACTACATATTATAATGTTAATGATATAGATGATGTTATTGCTCATGGGTGGCAAGCTGCTCCCTTTAATACATCTCCTTGGAGGGGTAGAATGGGTCAGTCTAAGTTACCTGATAAAACAATAATGAAGTATGAGTTATATAGATTAGATACTGATAATAGTTTAGAAAATGAATCCTTATCTTGGAATATACCTGAGCCAGAACCTGAATTAGGAATTATTGTAGATAATATTGATGAATTTATTGCAATAGCTAAACCTAATCAAGTTTGGAAATCAATAAATTCATCAAAGATCTTAAAATACTTACATTTAGGGAAAGATTTTAGAGTGGGGCCAATGATGGGAGATTACACATCCTTAGCTAATTCTGTATGGGGGGTAACTAAAGGTAATGCATATTTAGATTTTGATTACATAGGGGGTTGTGCTCTTTGGAAGGATAGATTTCCATTAAGATTAGTTGCAGTAAATGAACTAAAAAAATCTTGGGATTTGCTTACAAATAAAATACAAGAGGGAGATTTAGTTAGAGTTATATCCAATGTAGGCAATGCTGGTGTTTCTTATTGTGTGGGTTTAGTAGGAACGGTAGATCTAATTATTGCACCTAATTCTGCTTACATACGAGGTGAGCATGGATTGGATAGTGTTAGTGAATTTTTGGATGTAGATAAGGATTATTTTAAAGATAAAACTGTTTATGTTGTAGGTAATAATGGACTTTTTACAGAAGATGATTTAGAATTAGTTGAGTCTAAAAAAGCTTTTGATTTAAAAGAAAATAGGGTAAATTATGAATCTATACCTCAGGATATTAGATTTAAATTTCGTGAGCAGCATTTAGGTTTATTTAATAATCATCCTGAAGTTCTTCAGGGAATGAATAATGTTGAATTTATATTTACTACAAGACCCTATGGAGTAGATTCTAATGTGCCAGGGTTTGTTCATCCGGAGGATTTAGAGGTTGATTTGTATGGTACACCAGAACTATTAGAAAAGAATCCTGATGCAGTTGTAGCAATGTTAAATGTAATTTTACAGCATGTAATGAAGATGCAGGGCTTTGAAAAGTCTGCAGCTTTGGATCCAGAGATAGAGGATTTATTTGCAAACTCAGAAAAAGATTATGTTAGACAGCATGAGGATCGCTTAGATAAAATGGGCCCTTCTTCAGGTGTGGTTTGGAGTAGCCCAGAAGTACAAAAGTTTAGATTTACTCAGCTATTAAAGTTAGGTGATTTGAAGGATAAAAAGGTATTGGATGTGGGTGCTGGATTTGGTAGTTTCCTAGATTTCTTAAATGAGCATAAACAAACTCCGGAAAGATACGTGGGTATAGATCTATCCGAAAAAATGCTAAACGAGGCTAGAAAACAACATCCCGAAGAATTCTTTGAGCTTAGGAATATAAGAACAGAACCCTTTGATTCTAATGTATTTGATTATGGCATTGCCTGTGGTATATTTGCTAATGATAGTGATAGTTGGGACTCTCATGTAATAGAGGTTCTTAAGAGCATACTAAACTCTTGCAAAGTAGGGGTTGGGGTCAATTTCTTACATGAGCACATGAAGTATATAGGTGGGGGATTACATTATGATAATCCTCAAAGAGTTCTAAACTTGTTAAAACAATCTTTAAATGCAAATATAGAGTTATTAGACCATCCAGAAGAAAACGACTTTACTCTATTGATTCGAAAATAATATGTTTATAGGTTATAGTTCAGATATAGGTGATGTTTTAGATAAAGAGGTTCCAGAAGGCAAGGAGCAGGAATTCATTCCAGCTCAGCAACCTATTCAACAGCCTGTGCAGAAATCTATTAATGATTATGATGCTAATACTTACCAAAACCCTAAATCAGTAAAGATGTGGCGTCATATTATTCAGTATTTTTTGAATCAAATAATTGAAAAGCCTTTAGTAGAAAATAATTGGGATGCTGCCGAGGCTGATGATAATATAATCTTTGAGGTGATAAAAAGTATTTCTAAAGAATATAATATTTCCAGTAGTATCATCTATAATAAGTTATATTACCTTATTGATGAAGAGGTAGAGAAGTTTTTATGGGATGAAAATTGGAAACCTGAGTATGCAGAGGGTAAATATATAGATAGGTCTCCCTCACAACCAAAGAGAATGCCCCAAACCCAAACTAATAAAAACTATAAAAATTGGTATAATACTCCATATGAACCCATTTATGATACTATAAATGAGCAAGAAGCAACTGATTGGCTAATAAAATATTACAATAATACCTCTTTTTCTATTAATACTATTGTTGGGTTTTTAGAGGATTACGTATTTAAATATAAAAGATTTGGCAAAAGCAATGATGAAATTTTAAATACCTTTGTAAAATCGCTACCTGAGAAAAAGCCGGAACAGTTTCAGTTAATGGGCAGTAAGCTGCATATTGGGGTAGTTAATACTAATTTAGAATTCAATCAAGCAGAACCCCAGGTAGAGATTAATCATGAGGAATTAAAAAATATAGCCCTATCCAATATAGAAGATTTTAAAAAATATGGTGATGTAACAGAAACAAAGGATGGCATCTATATTTTTATTGATCGGGGGTCTAGTATATTAGCTGTAGCTCATTTGGATACTGTTCAAAGCAGTCAGCACTACTATACTCTGCAACACGATGAAGAAGAATTGATCCACAATGCCCAACTAGATGATAGGCTTGGAGCTTACATTATATTGAATGTATTACCTAAATTAGGAGTTAATGCTGATATCTTATTAACAGAGGGTGAAGAGACTGGAAAAAGCACGGCCCGACATTTTGTGCCTACTAAAGCTTACAACTGGGTGTTTGAATTTGATAGAGCAGGAACTGATGCAGTTCTTTACCAATATGATGATGAGGCTACTAGAAAATTGCTAGAGGAACAAGGTATACACGTAGGTAAGGGTAGCTTTAGTGATACCGCTGTTTTAGATCATCTAGGAGTTAAGGCTATTAATTTTGGGACTGGGGCTTATGATTCTCATAATGAAGAGTCACATGCTGTAGTTCCTCAGGTTCAGCATTGCGTGTCTAAATTTGTAAAGTTTTATAATGCTATGAAGGATACAACTTTACCTCATAAAGCAAAAGAAAATTATTTTAGAAAGTAGTCGGGGATTACAATGAATAAGCAATTAAATCTTCAACAGGTTGCTCCATTAATTATACAATATTTGCAGAACGAGACACTACCTGCAACTAAGGAAAATATTTATAATAATATAAAAGAATCCATAGGAATACCAACCAGATCTGTTGCAGCAGTGCAACAATTTAATAAAATATTAGAGGAAATGGTTCTTAGGGGTTATATTTATACTATTGATAATGTTTCATATAGCATTACTAAGGATGCCTCAGAGGGAATTCAAATCAATGAGCATAATGAATTTACTGCAGATTATTCTCAACCCCATAAGGAGTTATTATCTAAATATAATGATCCTATGAAATCTGTAAAGGCTGTTATGCCTTATTGGGAACATTTTAAACAGAATCATCCTGAGTATGCCGAGGTTTACGAAGATATGGAGAGTATGAAAGAGTTCTCTGGATTCTTAGCAGAGGTGTGGAGTGTTATTAAAAATAAAGAGGTGCAGCCTTACAAAGATGTAGAGCCTAAGTATGTTTATAGTGATAGATTAGCAAGTAGTATAGATAATGTTATAGCTAGTTGTTTAATGAGAGCAATAAGATTTTCAAGACGACCCAAATTAAAAAATATAATGATTCCTACAGAAAGTGTAATAAATACTACTAGGAATCTTTTAGGTGTGGGATTTGACAGTCTTAAGATGGAATTGGTAAGCTCATTTGGTATAGGAAGTATATTATCAAAAGAGAATATTAAAAAATACATGTCTGAAATATTAAAAGATACAGTAAGTGACCCTAAAGAAATAGATTATGTTGTTAGACAGACTATAGGAAAGCTTATGTTAAGTATAGATCCTATGGTTACGGGCATTTTGTTTGAGGGTACCAATAAAGATGTCATTATAACAACTTTGCGATACTTCTTATTTGATGCTGGTGCAAAGAGTGGACCAAAGGCTACAATAGTTAATAGAGTATTAACCAATGACTCCGGGGTTCAATATCTTAGTGATGTATTTAGTAATGTTACAATACCTCCAGGAACAAAATTAACAAAATGTAAGTTTAATGATATTACTATAAATAAAATAGTTGCTGAAGGGGTTGATTTTTCTAATAGCACATTTAGTAATGCTACTATTACCAAAGATAAATTTAAGGGGGCTAAATTTATAGGCTGCCAGTTAGACGTAAAGATATTTAGTGCAAATGAAATTCAGGATACAGATTTTACTAATTCAGGGGGTTATAATTCTGAGGATGTTGATTTCAGCAACAATATTGGAAAGCCTATTGGACTGGTAATTCAAAAGGCTATATACAACACAGATGACTTTAATGCATTAGTTAAGGGGGGTTTGAAGCGTAAGCAATACAATGCCCTACCTTTAACACAAGCAGAGCGAAAAATAGCAGATCCTTTGATAAATCATTTGCATGGGTTTCTTACCCATAAGAATAGAAAGCTATCCTCATTGGAATTTAATTTTAAAACCAACTTATCCTGGGATATATCTGTTCAAGAAGCAGATCCTGCTAAAGTCTATATACTTTATGCTATTTATGCAGCAGAGGCTGTATTAAATATTTTTGAATCAGCTTATCCTCAAGATAATAGACCAAGAAAAGCAATAGAAATAGCTAAGATTTGTTTTAAAAATCCAACCAAAGAAAATAAAGCTGTTGCTAAAGCTGCTGCTGCTGCTGCTGCTGATGCTGCTTATGCTGCTTATGCTGCTGCTTATGCTGTTGCTGCTGCTGCTGATGCTGCTGCTGCTGCTGCTGCTGCTGATGCTGCTTATGCTGCTTATGCTGTAGAAAGAGCAAAAAAATCTGCAGAATTATTTCATATTAATATTGATTTTGAAGCTCTTTTAGCAAAAGCCAAAGATGATATTTGGGATTATATACAGGTTACAGGAAGTTTAAGATTCTCTGAAGAGTTGCCAGCTATTCCTAGTGATAAAACTATAATTAAACAAGACCTAGAGAATATGCTTAACACTGGTCAGAAGGCTGACTGGCTTATTTCACCTGAGGCTAAAAGTATTGTTATACAATTAAATAAACAGGGTGATTTAGCTCAAATGGGTTTAGCACAATCTATGGGTAAGATAATTGGTATGTTATCAGGCCCAAAAGAAATTAAACCAACAAAAGAACAAATGGAAGCAGAGCAGCAAACTCAGCAAGAACAAAAGTTACAAGAAGTTTTTCAGCAGCATTCTGGTAGAGGCACGATGTCAAAGCAGGCTTTGTTAGAGGCTCTTCCGGAGGAGGCTGTAAATTTAAGAAATCTTATCAAACAATTTCCTCAAGAGCAATTGGATGCTCAACAGATATCACAAATTTATACTTCCTTATTAAATTCACAATATGATAGTAAAGCAGGTGATTCGGTTCTATTACAACAACAATTAAGAGATATAAGTCAATTTCCGCATGGTAGTCGTATTGATGATATAACAACAGGAAGAAGGAACAATACAGGAACTCCAGGTTATAATTATCCCAACACATTTGGCATAGTTTTAGAACCTAATTTAAATGGACTTCCTCCTGAAGTAGCTGCAATTATAGAGCAGATAGATCCTAATTCTGCATATAATTTTAAAGCAAAAAAACCTACTTCTAACGGTATGGAGTTTCCTTTAGGTCCTCATAGCCAGCATTGGATATATGGCTTTGCTTCATCCAGAGTAAGGCCCACTTATATTGTGGATAATAGTGGTGTTGAGACCACTACAGCAAAACGTAATGTTTGGCTTAACATGGAGAATCAAAGTGATGCTTTGCAAAATGTAGAGGAATATTTTGTTAAATTTGGTGTAGATAAACCCTTTGCTTTAAAGGATCCAGAAACTTTAGCCCTATCTCGTCTTTATGATGCTGTGGGTGGGGATATGCACAAAGTAGTCCCTACGCAGGATATTTTAAAAGATGCCGTAGGTTTTACACAAGATACTTTAAAAAAGCTATCTAAAGAAGGGTATGTTACAATGAGCAGGGATACTATTAGTTTTGATCCCGGAAAAGAAAAGGTAATTAGAGCTTTAAAATCAGTTACAGCCTTTAGAAACTATACTCGAGATTGGCCTGAAATGTGTATGCTAGAAATTATTAAGAGGGCTATAGAGCATGGTGGGGTTGACGAGGTTTGGGTTCCTACAGCAGAAGACTTATTAAAGGCTAAAAGTAAGGGTGTGGATTGGAGACCCTATTATGATTACCCTGCTTTAAGATTGGGTGGAGTTCCTTTTCATCCGGCAATGGATATAACAAGGGACTCTGGAAGTGGCTTATGGAGTAAAGTAAGTAAAGAGCAATATCCTAAAACTTGGTATGCTATTGATTTACTTCCCTATAAATTAGATTTACGTAAGGGAAGTAAGTGTCAGGACAGGCAAAATCCGGAATCTGTGGCTACTATTACAGATTTAAATAAGCTTACTAAATTTAAAAAGTCATTATATACAATGGAGGTAATTACTCCAAATTTAGCAGATAGTCAAATAGTTGTGGTTTATCAGCTTACTACTGCACCAAATAAATACTTTATATCCTCTTGTAAGGATTTTAATGATAGATATACTAATAAACAATTATATAGCTCAACTGATCTGAGGTTTTCTATGGATGTTTATAGTTCTGTTTATAAAGAAAAAGTATTAAAATATGTTGAGAAACAATTGGTAGACTACCCTTATTTGAAAGATGCTCCACGTAATATGTTAATTGCTTCTGGTATAACTCGTAGAGCTGACGAATTTAAATTGGGACCAGAGGAAATTCAGGAGTTGGCAGAAGAGATGCAGAAAGTTGCTGGAGTTCCTATGGATTTGCCTATTGTAAATTATGTTAAATTAATTATTACGGCAGTAGATTATGTTAAAAACATTTCTCCTGAAATAGATGAGGATAAAAAAATAGATAGAATTTTACGAAATCTTACTCAGGATAAAATTGCTACAGATCTTGTAAGATCTGTTATAAAGAATATATTGCCGGAAGCATTAAAACAGCAGCCTAAGGAGCCAGATGAACCCCTTAAAGAGAATAATCTTAGTTATGGTCCTGCTGAAGAGGGTGATGTAATGGAGCCTGAAGAGCATAAATTAACAACTCCTGAAAAAGGAAGGGGTTTGGCTGATAATGATGCTCGTAAAAAGTATGAGGATTTGAAATTTGATAATAAACAAATATCTCCACAAAGTTTAGAGCGTACCAAGCAAAGTCTTGTTAATGATTATCTAGATGATCTAGCCCTGGCTAAGAAAGATGGTAATACTGAGAAAGTAGATAAAATTAATAGAATGCTTCAGTATTTATCAGCAGAGTCTTCAATGATAATTGCAGGTGCGGGAGGTCTTCACCCCCTAAAACATTTTAGTAGAGAAATGAATTTTCCTTTAAAGAATGAATGCATAGAGTGTGGAAGAAATACACAGGGGCATCCCTCTCAAAAATTTGGGATTTGCAGAAATGCTGATGCTAAATATCCTAGAAATTACAATGCAAGTCCAGGATTAGAGTTTGGTAGGGACTTTGAGTATGCGGGTAATGGTAAAACACCAAAAGCAGAAGTATCAGGTAATTAACTTAAATTTGAGTAAGTATGGCCAAAAATTCAATTACAGATAGCCCCTTAGGTTGGGGGAATTCTATTGAAAAAGAATCTCCTGCTCCTGGTAATAGTCCTTTAGACTTTCAAGAGCCTTACAATACTGATCTGTCTCTTCCTGATATTGATAGGACAGAAAAGGAATTATTTAGGGTAAAAGAATATGGGTTGCCTATGGCCGGGGCTTGGGATATACCAACCCAGGATATTCCCTATCTTATAAAAGCTCGAGCAAAAGAATTAGGAAAACATTCTTATCTTTACGGCTATGAGCTATTATCAGCCAAATTAGGAGATCGAGGGGAAGTTGTTTATGCATTTTGGTGTGATACTCCAGAAGAGGCTGAGGCAGAATATTTACAATATGCTGTGCCAGAGTTTATAGAGGGTTTAAAAAAATGTTATAATAAAAATACTAATGTGATGGAACCCTCTGATGTTGATGATTACTTTTTTGAAAGATTAAACACTACAATACCCTCTTCTTTTGGTTATATGGAAGATGAATATTGTAGCATTGTAAGCCCAAAAAAATCCTGGGATATACCTGAGCCAGAATTTGAAGTGGGGGATACTGTAAGATTCCATTCAAAAAGTATTTGTCCTGATTATTTTGATAAAGCTTGTATATATTTGCCCGATCATACTGGTATAATAACTAATATTGTAACTTTAATAGATATAGATAAAACTATAAAATATATAGTTTGGAATAAAGATCATAGCCATGGGTTTACCTTTTTAAAGCAGGATTTAGAATTAACAGAGCCTAAACAATCCTTTGAGACTACGGCTGCTTATGCTAATGCTAATGCTGTTTATTATGCTAAAATAGCTGCTAAACTAGCTAATAAAAATATTGATTTTGATAGTTTAAAATCTAAAGCAGAAGATGATATATGGGAATATACATTAGAAACTACTAGTAGTTTAATCTCAAGAAATAATTTAAATCTTTCTTGGGATATTACTAATGTTATAAAAGAAGACGATAATGTTAGGATTGTAGCTAATATAGATGATTTAAATAAGATCAACGTTGATCCTTATTATCTGGGTACCATAGGAAAAGTTATTGAGATTTTGCCTGATGAATATGAATATGAATATGATTATGGAGGGTTATACAAAGGAAGAATATATGTTCATCATAAAGGGGCTACGAATGTATTCCCATATAATAAGTGGGAAGACTTTTTAGAGGTTGTGAATGATAAATTATCTTTTGAAGCTAAGGCAGCTAATGATGCTATGGTAGAGAAATTTATAAAAGAAGCGCAGCCGGGTCAAATATGGTATAGTCGGTCAGGATTTGCATTGATATTATCTCCTAATAATTCTGTAGAGTATGAGAGAAAGAATGATAACAAACTTATTTTGAAGAGTGCGGTATGGATGAAACTTGAGAATAAAACTGATGTAGATTTAGAGCAGGATTTTGGAACTACTATTGTTGATGAAAAATATGATTTCCCATTATACAGGCAAAATTACCTTAGTGATTTTAGAACGTCATTGGCTTGGAATATACCTACAAATTTGAGGGTTAATAATTTTAAAGAGCTTGTTGATAATTTAGATTCTTTTCAGGTATGGGAGTCTTTTTACAAGTATAAGCATGATAATTATTTATGCATAGGTAAGGATTTTGAAGCCCTGTCAATAGATTCTTCACTTATACGTGGGGATACTTCTTGGAGTGATTCACCAGTATATCCTACAGACGGGTATCTTATAGGAGTTCCAGATAAATGCTTTCCTTTAGAATTAATCAAACATAAAACAGAAACTTGGGATATACCTAATCAAGAACCTGAAGTAGGAGTGGGAGACAAGGTACGCCTTAAAATTAATACTATGCACGAAATTGGTATAGATGATGTTGCGGAGTACTTTGATAAAAATGAATTTGAGGTAAGCCATATTGAGGAAGAGGATGAAGAGTTTGAAGATGGTGATTATAATGTTCCTAAAGGATTAGGTTCCTGGGGTAAGGGTGCAATTTATATCGAAGGATTTAATATTGATGGAAATACTGTATCTGTAGTTATACCACTGCAACATTGGCAAAGATATCTAATAGAAATAGATAATAAATTAAGCTGGGACATACCTGAACCAGATTTAAAACTTACAAATGAGGATTTTAAAGTTATTGATACCAATTTGCAAGAGATTGCTAGGAGTAATAATGGTAACAATAGAGTTATGGGTATGGGTAAAGAGTCTTATTCAATTTATGGTGAAATATCTAAAGAAAAGTTATTACAAATAGCAACTGAGTTTACAAAAGAAGATCTTACTGGAAAAAAGTCAATTAGATATATTCTTGTAGAAAGAGCTCCATATGACGATGAATATAATATAATATATGATATTTATAGTGTAGATGAATATAATGATTTGGAGTTGGTTGAGGCAGGTTTAAGCCTTGGAAAAAGTGATTTAAGTTCATTAAGCTGGAATATACCCATACAAGAAATTAAACTGGGTAGTAGGGTTAAGATTTTATCAAAAAGTGTGTGCATTCATAAAAATGATACCTATGGTGTTGGTAAATTTGGATACGTAGTGAATGAAGTTCCAGTATCTTGGACTGAGAAATGGGGGAAACCAGCCCCAGCAGGTTCGAGAGTTTTACGAGTTGAAGTGGATGAGGGTACAAAAGCATCTTATCTTGAAAGTGACTTAGAGGTTGTTGATGAAACCTTATCCTGGGATATAGAACCTCAACCAGAGCTTAAAATTCGGGATAAAGTAAAAATATTGTCCAAATCGGTAGGAAATAAAAAGGGTGACTATATAAAAGAGCTTTTAGGTAAAACAGGAATAATTGCAAATATTTATAGAAACTCTAAAGAATGTAATCAGTTCTATAAAAATAGGGTTTCAGGAAAGATGCTGGAAGAAGAATCTGATTGTGTAATTTATGATGTATCTGTACCAGATAAGGGTGAAGCTTTGTTTTTATCAGAAGATTTAGAAGTTATTAATAGTAATAAAATAGCCTCTAAAAAAGATGAATTTAAGGATGAAATTTTTATTTATTTAGATCTACCTAAATCAGTTCGTAAAAGATTTAATCATATAAGCAATCTTGATCAAGATTTGCATATGACTCTTATTTGTCAAAAGGATACTAAACTAACTCCTGATGAGAAGAAAAAGGTTGTTAAGGCTATTCAAAAAGTTGCTAAGCAATATAAGAAGATTAAATGTAAGTTTACTGGATTAGGCACCTTTGATAATGGAGATAATACTGTAGCCGCTTTGGTTAATTGTATAGAAGGGTCTGAGGTTTATCAGAAGTGCCTTGAAGCAGTCGAGTCTGTAATGGGTGAAGTAGATAGAAAGTTTGGTTATCTACCCCATGTTACATTAAAATATGAGGGTACAGGCAAAGCTAATCTTAAGGATTTAAAGCCTTTCAGTTGGACTGCAAAAGAGTTATGTTGCAAATTTTCTGAGGATGATCTATATAGGATAACATTAAAGTCCGGTAAAGTAGAAGAAAAAGTTAATAAATTATCTTGGGATATTCCAATGGGCCCCTCTATAGGGGATATTGCTAATAATGTTGAGGAGTTTGTATCTATAGCGTGTGGAGGTCAGGTTTGGAGAGATAAAAAATCTGGAAATTTTTTGTATATAAAAAGTTTTCCTAATATTTTTACAATTTGTAATGAAAGATTTAATGGTAATGAACACGCCATATCTGTAAAATCTAGTGGGTGGTTCCCTTACCAAGATAATGATTGCTTTAAAATAGTTAGCACAGATGCTAGACAGGTTGTAAAAGATTCAAATTATCCAATGGAATTAGTCCAGATTGAGGATATAAGAAAAACTAGATTTAATAGATTAGCCTGGGATATTCCTTTCAATCCCTTTGATAATATTAAAACCCCCCTATCAGATGCGGAAAGAGCTAATCTTAAAGCGGGGGATATTATTTGTGAATTTTCTGGTAATAATCAAATACTTACTTTGGATTACCTCTTAGAACCATATAAAAACTCTAGGGCTAATCATTATTATATACATATTAACAAATATAGAACATTAGACAATTTATTTAGATCTGCAGTTACTGGGGAGGCTTCCTATTTTATTAAAGATCTAAGTTTTATAGGTCACGTAAATGATCTAGAGGGTTTTAAGCAATTTGTTATAAAAAATTTGGACGAGTTAAAAACTGCCTTTTTTGGTGATTCTACTTTATCTTGGGACATCCCAGAACCCGAGCCAGAAGAAAATTGGGTTGTAAAGCTATTAAAGGGATCTACAGGGGATTTACAAAAAGAATTAAAATCATTAAATAGCGTTATTGACGTAGAACAATGCTTTAGTGTAACCGATTTAAGATTACGAGAATGGATTGAACAAGAGTTACAATGCAGAGAGAATGAAAATAACCCAGATATTATAGCATGGGATATAGCAGAGGATCCATCTGAAATAATAACCTATACTGTAAAAAGTTGTGTATCTACTGCAGGGGACTCTCATAGATACAAAAATGATAGGGGAGAGATTTCATTAATATATCCCTGCAAAGTTACAAATAACACGTATGAAATTTATGGTATGACTTTTAACATACTTGAAGATATAGAACGCTATTCTACACTTAAAGAAGCAGAGGATAGGATAAAAGAATTATTACAAAGTAATAATATAAGAGAAGCCTCTTTAGCCTGGGATATACCCTATACAATTACATTTGGAGATAAAGTAAATAATATAGAAGAGTTTAAAGAGGTTTTTGAGCCTAATCAATTATGGAGAGATAATATAGGGGATACATTAATATTATCAAAAAATGCTAAAATTATTAAATATTTAAAGCAATTTTTCATTAATATTGAGGGTTGTTGCTGGGTTAGTAATCCTAATGAAGTAAAAGATGTATTAAATGGTAGTATAGCATTAGGTAGCTATAATATTGTACCCGCCTGTTTCCCAATGGAATTTGTGGGGTGTATTGTAAATAAAGAAGCCTCATTAAAACTTGCTGCCCCTGAATCCTATACAGACAAGTCTGATATAGATATGGGAAAAGATCAATTTGACCAACAGGCTTTATTTTTTAGACAGGAAGATCACTTGGATATGGTTAAACCAGAAGATTGGTTGCCGGGTGAGAATGATGTTAAATATTTCCCCTCAACATTAATACATCAAAGAATTGATGCTCCTCCGCAAAATGCTGATGTGGATCGAGTATCGCATTTGAAATTTTCTAATACAGGAGATTTCTATCCCTCTTCAATAGGTTATAGAATAGAACCTAATAATATAGGCAATTCTGGGGTACAAACTGCTTTAGATATAGTTAATTTTGAGGCTGATGAGTTAGGTAATGAATCTACACGAACAAATGCTATACAAGTTGCAAAGAGTGTGGGTGTGGATCTAAAAAAACTTCCAGCTAATGATATTATTTGGGTTACTAAAAAGCCTGAAGAGGCTTTTATGTATGGGTTTGATGAAGAAGGAAATATGGGTTCAAATAGTAACTCATTAACCAAAGAACAAGGAAAATATCTTAGGAAGCAAATTACAAAGGTTTTTATTCCTAGGGGCAGTGTAATTCTTGATGATTTAGGTAGTGATGGTTGTTTAGTTCTTTTAGGTAACTATAGGAAAACAAGAAAAGCTGATTTAAATGATCATGATAAAGCAATATTAAACTTATTAAAGGAATTGCAAGATCCTGAGAAGATGTCATTTGAAGCCTCAGAAGAATATGATAGTGTTTTGGATCCTCAACCAGAGGAAGTAGTTCGAAGGGGCCCTACAGATCAAAAGCAGCAACAAGACCCTGCTGCACGAAAGCTTGATAAAGATGACGCAGATAATTGGTTTGAGCGTGGATTGCACAGGATTCCTAACAATGTAAATGATATGCGTCCTTTAATGCCTTATGGATCCAAACTTAGCTGGGATATTAAAAAAGAATTTGATCCTGAGGATTTTGTGACTACTTATAAATTTGATGAACTACCAGAAAATTTACAAGAAAAAGTTATTGAAAATTTATATGATATTAATGTTAATTATGATTGGTGGGATAATATATATGAAGATGCTAAACAAATTGGATTAAGAATAATAGGCTTTGATATCGATAGGGGATCATATTGTTCTGGAGAACTTATTCAAAGTATGACGGAATGCATTAGAAGAATATTGCAGAATCATGGTGAGGCTTGTGATACTTATAGAACCGCATTGGATTATAAAAGACAACTTAGTGAAATAGAAAGCAGACGCACAGAAGATAATGAATATGAAATTGATAATGAAGTAGAGGATCTCGAATCAGAATTTGTAAAGGCTATTTGTGAAGACTATTTAAAAATGTTGAGGGGTGAATATGAATATCTAACAAGTAGAGAGGCTATTAAAGAAACCATTGAAAATAATGATTGGGATTTTAATAATAGGGGAAGAATTGCAAGCAATTTATTAAGCTGGGATATACCAGTAGAGTCAGAATTTGAGGTGGGGGATAAGGTAAGGATTTTATCTAAATCTATAAAATTTGATTTAAAAGGGACAAACCTAGACTATAGGATAGGCAGGATTTACAAAATACAGTTTAAATATATATCTAAAGAAAGCCAGTTTACTTATTGGGATTTAAAGCCCGATCCAAATGAATTTTATTATGTAATAGACGGGGACTTCTATTTAGCCCAGGATTTGGAATTAGTAAAAAAAGCTGAATCCTCTCTTGACAATGAAGTAGAAAATGAATATATTGAATCGAATAATAGTAAGGATAATTATGGACAGCACAATGACTACTCCCAATATAGTTTATTCAACACAGCAGAGAACTACAAAGAAGCCAAAGATGAGCCCACATCAGCACAAGAAAATCAACAGCCATCTGGTGAAGAAGTTCAGCAAGACACTAAAAAAACTGAGTTAAACATTTCTTATCCCTCCACTGAGGAGATTATAGATTTACATAATGAAATTCTAAGTCAATATGGGGGTAAAACTGGAATATTTCCTGAGGGAGAAGCTAAATTAGAGGCTGCTATAGGAAGAATGCAATCTGGTATGGGTGAAACTGAATTTTACCCTACATTGGTTGAAAAGGCTGCTGTATTAATTCATAGCATAATTACTACACATCCTTTCTTGGATGGTAATAAACGTACAGCCTTTTTATCCGGAGTAAAGTTTTTACATTTACAGGGAATATCTATAGAGGATTCTGATAATGTTGCGGAGATTATTATTCAAATAGCTGATGGAAAAATGTCTTATGAACAGCTAAGAGATTGGTTAAAAGATTATTCCTCTCATTTTATGGATAAGCATGAGAAGGCTCTATTAAGGCTATCTTGGGATATTCCTTTTCAACCAGAAGCTGTATTGTATCAATTTAAACAAAGAGAAGCAAGAAAATATGGGTATGTTTTTCTTGTAGTCCCCGCAGCATTTAATGAGGATAAGGATATTTATTTGGCTCTTTGGGATGAGGACCCCAAGATAGCAAAAGATTTATATGAGGTACATGTTACTGCGGAGGTTATTGATAATATAGAAAAATATATTGGCGAAAACCCCGATTATGAAATGGCAGATTTACGCAAGATGGTTAGTAATCTTGATGAGGAACGTTTAGGGGCATCAATTGGTTGGGTGGGTTTAGAGGATATAGAAAAAGTTGATGAGAATAAAAAGCTATCTTGGAACATTGAGCCCCAAGCTATGAAAGGAATGTATCAGTTTAAAAATAGGAATATAGAGGATAGGGAATATGGTATTCCAGTTCTTATTTGTCCCTATAATTATAGTGATCAAGGAGATGCTGTTTGGGCTTTTTGGTTTAGTAGCAAAGAAGCTGCGGAGTCAATTTATGATAATTTTATAACACCTGAAGTGATTGAGGAACTAGAAACATTTGTAAGGTTAAACCCAAATTATGAGGGTATAAGTATTTGTAAAAAACTAAAACAATTAATAAATAATGATGCAGCTTTCAACGCTTTTTGGTGGATGCCCGAGGAAAGCGTTGAGGAGTGCAAAGAATCTATTGAGTCCTGGGATATCAAGCCTGAACCGGAATTGGATTTAGAGCCAGATTTAAATGAAATTGCTGAAGAAGTATCACAAGGAAAACTTGAGGGTAGGGATTGGTCAATAAACTATAATATTTTTGAAGAGGGCTTTGAAATAGATCAGGTATCTTTAGATTATGTAGCGGATTTAATTTTGAATGGGTATACAAGTGGTGAATTACATGTTACAAATGATAATAATGAAACAAGCCAGGGTTGGTGGAATTTAAGTTTTGAGATAAAATCTAGTAAATTAACTTGGGATATACCCGTTGATGGAAAAGACGAATTTAGTATTGGAGATAGAGTAAGGCTTATTAGAGATGATTATTTCTCTATAGAGGGCACGGATACTTTTTTAAAATGGGGTTTAGAAGGATCTATATCAGAGCAATGTATAAATAGGTATTACTATAGGGTACTTTGGGATAAATACCCTTGGTTAAAAGAGGGTATCCCTACTTTTTATGATGATATTGAATTAATTTAAACAAGGTAAAGTTATGTATAAATATAAACCAGGTGGGCGACACATTATAACGGATATATCAAGTAGTAATATTGAAGCTGCTAAGACAGAGGCTTCAATGGTGCAGACTCCCGACATACATCCTATAAGAAGCAGCTTATCTATGGATAAAATGGCTAATATTAGGGCTAAGGCTTCTTCTGATATTACTAGAACTGCTCCAATGTTTAATGATCCTAGATATACTAGCTCTACCTTAGCTATACCCCCGGATTCAAGAACTTTACATGGCCTTTATCGCTTTTTTGGTGAGACGGATCCTATAGTTGGGGCAGCAATAAAGATATTAGCAGAAATGCCTTTATCAGATTTACGTCTTGGGCAATGCGAGGATTCTGGAATACAACAGCATTTTGAAGACATGTGGGAGAGAATGAATGGATTTAAAATGCTTTCTGATCTTTCACAAGAATTTTTTGAACTCGGAGATTGCGTACTTTTCGGAGCATGGAATAATGCTGATTATATGTGGGACCAATTTGCAATATTAAATCCTGATTATGTTAAAATAGAGTCAACTTGGGTAAATCAAAGACCCTTGATTAAATTAATTCCGGATGAGACTTTGAGAAAAGTGGTGCAAACAAAATCCCCTAGATTTATTTATCAGCAACTGCCTCCAGAAATTATTAGATATGTCTTATTTAATCAGGAGATACCCCTAGATCCTAATAATGTATTTCAAATTTCTCATATGAAACGCCCTTATGAACAAAGGGGTAAAAGTATAATTAAAAGAATATTAAAAACTTTAATGCTAGAGGATAGATTTAATCAGGCTAATTTTGCTTTGGCAACAAGACATGCGGTTCCTATGATGCTGGTTAAAGTGGGGATGGCAGATGGATCTTACCTACCAAGTAATGAGGAACTTGATGAGGTTAGATCACTTATGGCGAATTTTGAGCTCGACCCGAATTTTAGTTTGATCTGGCACGCTGGGATCAACATAGAGCATGTGGGTTCAAATGGAAAAATGTTGCCTGTGGGTCCTGAGCTTGATCGTATTTATAGATTAAAATTTATTGGTCTTGGTGTGCATGAGCAATTACTAGCTGGTCAAGGCGGGAGTTATTCGGCCGCTTACGTCAATGCTGAAATTCAACGTCAACGCTATCTTAATTATCAATTAAAAGTTGAAAACTTTGTTCACTCAGGAATATTTAAAACTACTGCAGACCTTTGTGGATTCTATCGTGTTAAAAATGCTGTAGCAAGTTACAGTGGTGTCAAGTCATCTAAATTTGGAAATGATAATAACAATATCATGCAAAAGTTAGGTGAACAATTTAAAACCTTAAGAGATATTCAGGATAACCAAGAGTTTAAACAATTTATAAAAGTTAAGGCTGATGAAGTTAAGAATATGGAGCAACGTCAGATTAGGGAGTATGTTTATCCTAAGCTTGATTGGGGTTCTTTATCTGCCTCTACGGATGAGAATTTAAAGAACTTTGTTAAGTGGTTAGTGGATAAACGCCCGCATTTGGTTGATGACGCTACTTTAGCTCGTTTAGGTAGATTGGATAGGGACACACAAGAAAAGGCTTACCTTGAGGACTTGAGGCGTAAGCAACAGCGTTTATTGACTATATCTAAAGAAGTTTTACTGCCCTTTATGCAGGATAATAAAAAGGGTGGGGGTGGGCCTGTTGACTTTGGTGGAATAGGTGATATTTCTATGGGTGGGGGTGGAGACATGGGTGGTCCCGGAGGCAGTCCGGAGGGTATGGGTGGAGGCGAGGCTCCCATTGGTGCAGGTGGTCCTCCAGAATCTGCTGGTGGACAAACTCCTCCTGCTGGCTTCTCTGGTCAATTAGAACAACTACAGCGAGAGGTTGTGGGTGATATTCTACGTGATGATATGACTTTATCATTTGAAAACAAAGACTTATTAAATGCAAAGAAAATTGAAAACACTGCTTTACTTAGGAAGATAGATGGGACAGAATAGGAACATATTGAGTTTTGATAGTTCTGGTATAAATTTAAGTTGGGATATACCTGAGCAAGAATTTGAAATTGGTGATATGGTTATGCTAAAAAGTAATAGAACCTTTCCTGCAGCAATATTTGGAGAAGATCATGGTAATAATACAGAAATTGTACTTGATTTAGAAAACACTTTTGAGGATAATTTTCCTAGGGATAAATGTAGAGTAGTTGATATAATAAAAAGTGGTAATACTTTAAATAAAACAAATAAAAACATATGTGAAGTACAACCTTTGAATTTTGAGGGTGTAAGCTATATTATATTTGAAAATGATCTAGAATTGGTAGATACTAAACAATCCTCCCTATCTAAACAGTTAAATATACCTATAAAAATGCTACAGGGTGTTTCAGGCTCACCCTTCTTTTACGAAAACGATACGCTTTATTTTGGGCGTAAAGAAAGTCAGTATAAGGATATTCCCGATACTAATATAGATCTAACAAATTATCAGAATGCTTTGGTAGGTAGAGTGGGAGAAAATGCTGTAGTATTTTGGAGCCCTGATTATATTCCTATGGAGAATTCAGACCAATTTGATAAGCTTATAAATTGCTTAGATAGATTAAAACAAAATGATTTTGTTGAACATGACATAGCTGTTATATTTGCTAATGATCCTACCCCATATACAATAGATGATTTCTTAGGTGTTTAATAGAATTGAAATCATCTAAATGGATTGGGGGGCGTTGTTTTGATTATGAATATCAGAACTGTTTATTTGAATTAGATGGAGAAAGATGGCATAGGCTGCCTTATCAAATAGCAAATGACAAGCTTAAAAATGAAATAGCTAAAAGAAATAATTATATACTTTATAGATTTATATTAAATGAAGTACAGGATGTAAATAATCTTATAGAACAAAATAAAGATCTTTTAGAAAATATTTTTAAAAAGGAATTAAATAATGTTATATAAAACGTGTAATCAGATTATTAAGGCATCCCCCTTAACTCAAAAGCAATCTTCAAAATATGAGAGACGTATACTTCCCTTAGACTCAAGTTCCTTTCGCTATTTAAGATTCAGAGCTATAGGAAATTTTGAGAAATCTGGAGCGAATGGAAATTGTGATGCGTTTCCATATAATTTTCTGGAGGATGAGCGCCCAGGTTATGGATATAAAAGTTTTATTAATAAAAGGGCCCACGTAGAACATGACTCAAAGTTAGGTTTTATGGGTTCCATAGGTGACTTGCCCGATGCTTTCTTAAACAGGTTTAATTATCCCGATGAAGTAAAAGAAAAAAAATGGGCTTCTTTACTTTCAAAAAATAAAGATGCTTTGCGTAAAAGTATTTTGGAAGCTAAGGATCAAACTCTAGGTGATATAGAAGTATTAATGCGTATAGATACTCAATTAGTTAAAAGTGCTACACATGATAAGAAAACTAAAGAGCTATTAGAACGCATTGTAAGAATGATTGATACGGGTCAGAATATTAGCTGTTCGATGGGGTGTTTTGCTGCCGGGGCTCCAATAACAATGGCTGATAAATCTACCAAACCTATTGACTCAATAAAGTTTGGGGACTCTGTAATATCACATACAGGTTCTATTCAAAAAGTAATAGAAACAATGGTTAGGAAATATAAGGGTGAGGCTTTAAAGATCATTACCCCTAGCTGTCCCACACCTTTAATAATTACTTTTGAGCATCCTATTGGAACTAATTTTGATGATAAAACTAATGAGGTTTATTGGGTAGATGCTGGAGACCTGACTATTGATAATAAAGTTTTAGGTTTTAATAAAGATATGGACCTTATTAGATTCTATATGGATAATATTGAGGTTATCAATTATGAGGGAGATGTATATAATTTTGAAGTAGAACATGATCATAGCTATGTTGCGGGTGGAATTATAGTTCATAATTGCAATGTAAATTACTCTACCTGTTCTGTTTGTCCCACCAAAGCTCGTTATAGTTCAGAATATTGTACCCACTTGCGTCCTGGCAATAAGGGTAGGCTTACAAGTGTCTCTGCAAATCAAATGAGGGATCTTCTTGATAGTGAACATCTACGTCCAGAATGGCTTCCTCATATATTGTCAAGTCAAAGAGATGTTCAAGAGGTTTTACAGGGTCAGAGCAGTAGACATGTTATTGCTAGAAATCTTGAAATAAATCATGAGCTATCCTTTTTTGAACTTTCTGTTGTTGCCTCTCCTGCGTATAAAGATGCTATTGTATTAGAAAAATATGCTCGTCAACAGGATGAGGATAGGGATGAGTATTTACATAGACTGGCTAAGGATTTGGGTAGAGACAATGTTTTAGACTTGTATGACTTCTTAATTCGTGAGGGTGATATTAGTTCTGCCTGTTCCTTGCAATAATGATAATTAATTAGTATTATGCATTTTGGTAAACATATAAGGTAAAAGTATATGATTGAAATGGAGGGGCAAAACCCATTTCAATTCTTTAGAAAAAACTAATAGAAAGGTTTTGAAATGGCACAGCAAGATGGCAGGAATGAACGAATGAAACAAGTTTCAGATAAAGAAATAATTGAGTGTATTGAACAAAACCCCAATATAACAATAAATGAAATATGTGACAGATTTAAATGTGGGGATCGTAGGGCTACAAAATTAAGAAAGCCTTTTGCAGAAAAAGCTCAGGCTATTAAAGAAAGACCTCAAGAGGGTTTTACAGAGGAGGGTAGTGAGAATCAGAAATCGTTGGTATCAGTCTCTGCTTCAATACAAACTTTAGACGGGGCTTTAAAGGCGGGAAAGGTAGATTTAACTATTTGGGAAGTAGAAAGATATATTATAAATAAGTGGGATGTGGGGGCAAAATATAGAGACCAAAATCTAAAGATGGAGAAAGGCGTTATGACAGGTCATGCTATAAGAAAGAATGAGTGGCTTGTTCAACCCTTGTGGCAGGTAAAAGTTTGGCTCAGGAGAAGGGTAGAAAAGAAAGTAGTAGATGCTATAGAGGCTTTAATGATTAGAGCAGAGAAACACTCAACAAAATATATAGATATTCAAATCCCCAAACTTATAAAAGATAAGCATCTCTTAGAAATAAGCATATTTGATTTACACTTTGGAAAGCTTGCTTGGGGTAAGGAAACTGGAACAGATTATGATATGGATATAGCAGAAAAAATTTATCATGATGCTGTGGTTGAGCTTTGTTCTAAAACAAAAGGTTTCCCAATTGAGAAGATTCTTTTCCCAATAGGTCAAGATTTCTTTCATATAGACAACGCAAGAAATACAACAGTAAATGATACACCCCAAGATGTTGACTCAAGATACCCTAAAATTTTTACTAAAGGGGTTATGGCTTGCGTTAAGGCTATTGATTATATGCGTACAATTGCTCCTGTAGATGTTTTGTGGGTTCCGGGTAATCATGATAGAACATCTTCTTATCATTTGGTTAGAGAATTAGCAGCATGGTACAAAGATGCTAAAAATGTAAATGTGGATACCTCCCCCTCACCTAGAAAATATATTAATTATGGAAAATGTCTTATAGGATTTACACATGGGGATGAAGAGAAACATAGTATGTTACCTACTTTAATGGCGGATGAAGTTCCTACAGCATGGGCTAATTGCGTAAGTAAGGAATGGCATATAGGGCATACTCATACTAGACGAAGAACAGCTTATGGAATGGATGATAGCTTTGGTTCAGTAACTGTTCGAACTTTACCCTCCCTTTCTGGGACAGATTCTTGGCATTTTAGAAAGGGTTATGTTAAGGGTACTCGAGCAGCAGAGGGCTACCTTTGGTCAAAAGAAAAGGGCTATTCAGGACATTTTAGTGCAAATATTTGATATTGCGATTTGCGATTGGAAGTTTTATGAAAGATTTAGATCTAAGTTTTGGAACAAATTGGCGTAGGACTCTTATTTTAACACATCAGGGGGATTTAGAAACTCCAGTTGAATATATTTCTTTAGAGTCATCTGCTATACCAACAAACCCCAAGAAGTTTTGCAGCCTTCAGTGGGAGGATTTTAGATTTGATTATGATAAAAGAAGTTTATTACTTTGGCCTTTAAATGACACAGAATCTACCAAAAAGTTAGCAAATAGGCTGAATGATAAATATCCGGGATCTGCTAAAGTATTAATACTACCCCCCGCTGAGGCTCATAGCATTGAATCAAATGGATTAGAATTTGAATAATGTGAAATAAAAATGAATAAGACTAAGGGAAGACATAGGTAAGTAGTTGTTTTTACATAGGAATTGTCTAAATATACTGTATGGAACCTATTGAAATTAAATCTTTGTGCTGGGATATACCTAATATGTCATGGGTAAATTCTTTAAATGAATTTTTAAATTCTATTAAAGATGATGATGTTTATTTATATGAAAATGTAGTAGGTAACTTATATATATTGGGAAATTTTAAACATGTAGATAATGAATTGCTAGGAGATTATATTTATTGTGGCTGCGAGGGTACCTGGCATGGTTTTAGTAGTTTTTCAATAATCATGATGTTTCAAATCAAAACAAAACCTTTTCTAGAGCAATTTATTTAGGTAACTATGCTGGAAACCTTATGAATATTCCAAAAAATTTACAAGATATAGCAAAAGAATACCTACAACAAAATAATTTTGAAAAGAAATCATGGGATATTGAGTTTACGAAACCTAAATACTCAGGTACTTGGGATGTATATCTAAATGATGAAGAAATAGATACAGTATTTTATAATACTGATTGTGACGAAGACTATATAAGGCATAGTTTAATTAATCATGATGGTTATGATCCTAGTATTGTAGTTAAAAATAGGTATAAAAGAAAGAAAAAATCTTGGGATATTAAACAAGAAAATATATTTGATGAGTTTATTACTGGGGATGTTTTAGAAGTTAAAGAGCCGGATGAGGCTTCTTATTATCTTTTGTTTCTTGCACAAGATCCTAGAGACAGGGGTATTATATGTATATCTGGAATGTCTTTAGACGAGGTTGAGGGGGTTTATACTGCATTTACTAAGCGTGAAATAAAGAAGATGATTAAAGACCCTAATGGGTTTAATCAAGAGTTAGAGGTAGAACATGCCAGATGGATTCCTGAATCAGATTTAATAAAAGAGGACACTGTAATAGAGATGGTTTGGCATGTAGAACACCCCGGAATTGATAGAATTACTTCTGATATAAAAGAGAAAATAACCTGGGACATAACCAATTCAACAAAGTTTAAATTGGGTGATAAAGTAAAAATTATTAGTAAATCTATGCCTTATTATACAGATCAATTTGATAAAATGGGAGTGGTAACTAATATCTGGGTAAATGGTAAGGATTTTTTTGAATCTAAAGGTTTTGAAGATTATAAAAAAAGATTTCCTAATACTATTTTAATAGATATTCCAATATATACGGTTGATATTAATGGGGCATATTTTTTTGCTGAAGAAGATTTAGAGCCTATGGATAATAAAGTAGCTTGGGATATACCTATAAATGATTTTGAAGTAGGGGATATAGTTAAAGTAATAAATTGGAAAATATTTAGTTGGTATTGTAATAATGTTGGAAACAAAGCTTATTACAATGATGATTCAAAAATATTACAAGTATGTAGAGTAGATTATTCTGAACATCCTGATTGGACTGAGGAATGGCAATATGGTGAAATTGTTCTATCCTTTATACATAAGGACGTTGATTATACAGATATAAGCCCTAAAACTTTTTCAATACCCCCAAACAAGGCAAAACTTGCAATTAAAAAAATTAAAACTTAAGGAGATTTAAAATGTTAAATTGGCGTAAAATATTTTCTTCAAAAGAAGATCAAAAACCTGGGGCTTATAAGGCTCCCAATGGAAAGTCAATTCCAAATAATGTTAATTTTACAGGGAATAAATTTCCCAGTTCCGGAAATCCTGTAAAGAAAGAGCAATCGGCTTGGCAAGAGGGTAGTAAATTGCAACAACAGGATTCTAAAAAGGAAATTTCTGTTAAGCAAAACTCTCCCCTGATGGACAACAAAACAAGACGAGAAAGGTTTGAAAGTTTAAAATCAAAGTCTGCAAGTAAGTTTTTTGTTAAAAAATCTTTTGACTCTTCTGATTGGAGAACTAATTTAGCAAAGCTAGCAGATACAAGCTTTAAGCAAAAGCCTGATGGGACTCTACAGATTGATATTACTACATCTCGACCTGGACAAGATGTACAGCAAAATGTCCAGCAACCAAATCAACCTATAGCCCCGGAACAGCCTGTAGAGCAGCCTGAGACAGAAAAGAAAGCCTCTATAAAAAAGGCTTTTTATGAAAATAATCCTGAATTTAAGACTTGGTTTTCACAGGTATCTGAAGATCAAAATTTTTTAGATGAATATCATCAGTATGTAGAAAAATCTCAATTAGCTGATGAAGAGGTATTAACTTTTGAGGATTGGGCTGTAGGACAATATGAATCACAGCAATCCAAAGTCGCATCTGATGAAGTAAAGAAATGGACTATAGATCAAAAAGGTAGCTATCGCTTAGAGGGTAGGGAATGCAATACACACTGTGGCGTAGCTATAATGAAGGGTGCTGAGGAGATTGAATTTCAAAAGGTTGCTAAACAGGGCCATGAATGGCGTGAGCTAATTCCTCAGGGTATTTGGCAGACAAAATTAGAGACCTATGCAAGTTCAAAGTAATATATTATCTTGGGATATACCTAAGCAAAGGGTTATAGCAAATAACTTTGAACAGTTTAAATCTTTATGTAAACCAGGTCAGGTTTGGCTATCTAATAATTTAAATGCTCCTAATCCATATTTGCATTTAGGTAATGACTTTGATTGTGCAGATAATTTTTTTGGTAGCATTTCTGGGCAAGCAAAATGGAGGGATTTTGAGGATTATGAAAATCCTATAGATGTTGCGAGATGTACATTCTCTATAAGAGCATGGCCTTTAAAATTAATTTATGATAATGGAGAAAAGTTAGCTTTTAATAGTGAATTTAGAGGGGTAAGTTTGGGGGATGGTCATTTATTAGTTAAAACTAATAAAATAAAAGAATCCAAATTACTTAAAAAAGAAGCTTGGGACAATAATGATATATTGGGTATGTTTGGGGGTTATGAATTTAAAAATTTTAGACCAAATAATGATGAACATCTTAGCTATGCTGGATGGTTAGTTAAAGGTATTGGAGATAAAAAAAGATTGGGTTATGGGGTTTGTTTACCTATCATAGGATTTTCTTTTTCTATGACAAGAATACAACCTAGATATAATGATTTTGATATTGTTTGGGGTAATGGATCCATAGAAAAAGCTATGGATTGTTATAAGGCATATTGTAATGGTGAAAAAGTTGGACCTAAGGGTGGTAATTTAGGTTATTGTTGGGATTCTGATCCTAGTAAATCTTTGGAAAAAATAAAATTTGTAGGTCTTCCGGAAGTTAATTCAAATTATTGGAAATATATTACAAGTACCATTGATGAAGCTAAGAAATCAGAAGAATCTGGTATTTTTAAAAAGAATAACCCATTTAAACAGGTATTAAAAGATGTAGATGCGCCTAAAGAAGAATCTAAACCCTCTGATTCAAATTATTTAAGATTTGATCAACAGCAAATGTCCCCCGCTGGTTTAGAAAGAAATAAGCAACATCTTATTGATGAGTATTTAGATGATTTAGCTCAAGCAAAGGTTGAAAATAATACTGAAAAAATAGATAAAATTAATAGAATGCTTCAGTATTTATCAGCAGAGTCGAGTTTAAAATTTAGTTGGGATTTGCCCCTAAATAAAATAAAGTTTAGGGTTTTGTTTCGGGATGAAGATAATTCGGAGGGAACACATCTTATAGGTAAAATTAATACAACATATGATGTATTATTAAAGGTTTTTGGAAAACCTACTAGTGTGCCTGAAGATGAACAAACAGCAATTTGGATAATTAATATAGAAGATCCTGAGGATGAATATAATACAATTGTAGCCACTGTATATGATTGGAAAATAGGTAAAGGTTATTTTGGTGAAGATGGGTTAGATTTAGAAGATATTACTGAATGGAATGTTGGTGGAAAAACTCATAGAGCTGTAGAATTAATTGAAAAGATTATAGAAGAAAATTTAGATAGTAAATTAAGCTGGAATATACCTCAATTTACGTGAACTATTCAACAAATAAATCATTAAATTTTACAAGACTAGAACTATCGAGAATAGAGGTAGGGTCTTGTAGGCTCGTTCCAAGCCTTAAAATATTCAAAGCAGCATTATGGTCTCTATCAAGTATTAATTCACAATGAGGACAAGAGTGGATTCTAACAGACAAATCTTTTTTAACTATTTTTCCACACTTACTACATTGTTGAGAAGTGTTTTTGGCTGGAACCTTAACTATTTTCCTACCAGCTTCTTCCGCTTTGTAGGAAAGTATATCAAAGAACTGAAACCAAGCCACATCTCTCATACTTCGATTAAGACCTTTAAAACTTTTAAAGCAATTCATTTTCTCATGACAAATAGTATCATAATGCTTAACGTAGTGTTTAGCTACTTTATGTTGGAAATCCAATCTTGGTTAGATACCTTCTCATGAGCTTTTCCAAGCAACAACTTAGTTTTCTTTCTCCTATTAGATCCCTTTACTTGTTTTTCAAGTTTTTGGCTGAGCTTAGTAATTCTTTCAGTAGATTTATTAAGAAATCTTGGATTTTCTACTTTAAGTCCATTGGAATCTGTCAAAAAGCTTTCACAGCCTACATCTATTCCTATGCTTCTATTGACTTTAGGCAAAACTTTTGATATAATATTGCCACAGCAAAAACATACAAACCATTTGTTGTTTTTTCTGATGATAGTAACAGTTTTAATTTTAGCTTCTAAAGGAATTTGTCTATGAAGTTTAAGTTTGAAGATGCCAATTTTACTAAGAATAAGGTTAGATTTCTCAAGTTTGTAGCCATTATTTTGCATCAGGGTAAAAGAATCATACCTATTAAAAGATTTAAACCTTGGAAACCCAGGAGTTTCACATGTTTTTATTCTTCGAAAGAAAGATTGATAAGCTTTATCAAGACGTTTAACAACATCTTGAAGACTTTGGGCGGGAATTTTATTGAACTGAGTAAATTCTTTTTTGAGTTCTGGAAGTTGATTAATTTGATCATAACAAGTCAAAGATTTTTTACTTTGTTTATAAACCATTATTCTTTGCTCAAGAGCCAAATTATACATCTGCCTGCAAAGTTCAAGAACTACATTAGTTTGAGCTTCTGTAGCTTTGTTAGGATAGGCTCTAAATTTATATGTTTTAATCAATTTGTTACTCTCGATAATTCTTACATATAATATATAGTAAAATTTTATACAAAAACAAGTATTTTTATATACTAAAAATTGAGCTTCAACCAGTCCAGACTCAGACTTAAACTAGGTTAAAATAACTTAAAATCAGACGAAATGGTTAATCGTCTAAAAATAAATACAAGGAGACTTAAAATGTACAAACAAAACTTCTGCGTTTGCATTAAGGATGCTAAACGCAACCCCCTTCAGGAGCATGGTGCAACAATTGAATTACCATTCGATTCTGAATATTTTATATCCCTACAAAATAAACACAAAGGAAAGCGAGCTGTAGACAATGTTAAAATTGACGGAAAGGATGCTGCTGATATTGTTTTATTAGCCGAGGGTAGATTAGACCTCGAAAGATTTCTTACTGGAGAGGATTTACAAAAAGGAAATAAATTTAAATTTGTTTCTTTAAATGACAAAGATGTTCAAGATCCTGGTGATTCCCAAAATGGGAACATTAAGGTATCAGTAAAATTTGAAAAAAATATCTGGGATATAAAAACCCGGCCTACACAACCTATTTGGATTTTACCAAGGATTGGTGATCTACCCTGGAGATGGTGGGGTAATGTTTCTACAGGAGATCCTTTAATATCCCCCAGTGTTACTACTTGCTATAATATAACAAATACATTTTATAAAGATAGTTGTACATTGACTGGAGTAGTAAATTGCAAATCTTCTGTAGAACCAGAACAGTTAGGGGCTACAGTTAAAGGTTCCGAATCAATGCAGGCTTGTAGTTTAATTACTATAGGCGAGCTTGAGGATGAAGCGATTGTGTTTAATCTTAGGCTTATAGCTCCTTTAAAACTGATAAAAAAAGAAAATCCAAAGCTTAGGGAGGATGAATCTTTTTGTTTTAACTGTGGTAAAACATTAAAAAATATTTATAAGTTTTGTACGGATTGTGGAGAAAAGCAACCAAGTTAGAATAACTTTTATATTGTAATTTATTGTTAATCTTAACCCCAATCCTTAAATGAATTGGGGTTTTTATTTGTACCCTAAATATTACTTAAATACACCCTATTATTTAAATTTTTTAATTTTTATTGAAAATAAACTTGAATTTATTTTTAAAATCACTATCTATTGTATGGCATTGAAATAAAAGTTTTTGAAAACTACACATATACTAAGGAGATGTACCTATGGCTATTCAAAATCGTTTTTCATCTGCAACACTTCAATCAGGTTTGAAGAGTATGTCGGCAGAATTAAATATAACAAAAAAACGGGCTGCAGATTTTCTTAATGCTCTTGATGAAGTTGAACCAAAAGATGTAGTGGATCAAGAACTTCCTGAAGATACTGGTCCGGCTCCAAAAGAACTTCCCGAGGGTGAGGGTAAAGAACCCAAAGGAAAGAAGATTAAAAACGTTGAGGATGCAAAATCTGTTTTAGATGAAGCAAAAACAGATCTTCAAAATGTTGTAGATTCACTTGATGGTATTTGTGGTCAAGTGGAAGAGGAAGAAAAGAAAGCCTCTTATAAACGTCAGAGTGATCGCTATGCTGGTTCTATCCAATCTTTAGCTCAGGCTGCAGAAAAAGCAATTCAAGATACTGATGATGCTATGAATCATTGGGCATTTTTAGGTGCTTTGAAAAATCCTGCAAATAAAATTCAAAATGCAAGTTTGAAACAAGTTGCAGAAACTTTGAATGATGTTGAACGTATCAATCAAGTTATTGAACGTTCTGCTACACGTAGACTTGCTACAGCAGTTCCTCCAACAGGTGCTGAGTTCTCAGGTGATAAATGGCCTAATAGTAAAAATCCTTCAGAAGTTGAACAACGTGCTTGGGAGGGTGGAGCAGCAAAGTTTCATAAGGATCGCAAGTTTGAGGATGCTCGTCCAAATCCCGCAGTTGATAATCGTTTGAATGTAGAAGATTATTCACGAGATGACAAACCCTATGTGAATGCTTCTTTTGTTATGGTGCCTGAGAATCGTTATGCCTCTTATTGGGATATTACAGATACTGCATCAGGTAAGCGTATGATAGCAGATTTTGCTAATGCTCCTACTAATCTTGGTCAAAAGAATGAGAATGGTTTCCGACAGTTTGCTTCTTCTCAATATGGTGAAAAGATTGTTAATAAAATTATGGAACAAGAGGGAACTAAAACAGCAAGTTCGAATCCAGTAGATGGAATTGAAGTTGCTCGTCAAATACTTAATGGTCGATATGCTTCTATCAAAGAGGCTCGTGAACCAAAAGTAAAAGACAAAGCCTCTGTTCGACGTTACTACAAAGATGCTTATGGTGATGCAGGCTATGCAAAGAAAATGACTGCTTGGGATGAAAAAGTAGAGGATGAAAAAGAAGAGAAAAAAGAAAAAGCAGAAGAAAAAAAGGAAAAGGCTGAAGAGAAAGCAGAAAAGAAAGAAGCCTCTGAAGGAGATGCTGGAATGGATATTAAGTACAAGCCAGCAGATGAGCATCCTGCAGATAAAAACAAGGGTGAAGCCAAGAAAGGTCCTGGAACACTATCTTCACAAGATCCTCAGGTTATTAAAGCCAAAGCCTACAAAGCAGTAGAACTTGCTCGTATTTATGCTTCTATTGATGCAATTCCTTTTACAAAGGAAGCAGTTTTAAATAAATCGCGTGAAGTTCAAAAGCTTTCTGATTCTGAATATGATGCTAAATTAGCCACACTTAAAGAGCTTCCAATAACAAATGAGAGTGCTTTGAAGTCTGCACATATTCCTGAAACGGAAACTGGTATAGTTGGAAATACGGCTGAAGGTGTTCGTGACCCTAAGTCTCAAGTAAAGACTGATGATCTTAACAATGATGTTAAATCTGATGCTAAGGTTTCTAGTTTAGTTCCCCAGTTTACTAAATCGTCTTCTGAGGGTAGCAGAACAGATTTTTCTAGTTTGTTCTCAACAACAGCAAGCCGCTTACGTGAAAAAGGAATTATGCCTGAGAAATCAAGAATTATGCGTCCAAAGTATCGCAGTTAAGTCTCTAAAAATGAGAAAAGTAAACTATAATAACATTTTAAATTAAGGAGTTTTATATGAGTAAAGTAATTGTTCTTCACAAACTGTTCGCTGATACTTTTCCAGTTACAGCTGCAACAGTAACCACAGGTTGGTTGCCGGGTCAGGGTTTTCAATTAAATTCAACTGGTGATTATGCATCACTTGCAAGTGTTGATGGTACCATGTTTATTGGTATTGATGATGACCTTGAAGTTTCTGCTCCTCCGACAGGATCCATTTTAACAGGTATCTATGGTAGTGGAACTAAGTTCCTTGTTGATCATAGTGCTGAAGTGGCTGCGGGTTCTGCTACACGTTGCTATGCCTCTGAAGTTGAATCAGCATCACCGAATGCTAATTTATATGTGGGTAGTGATGCTAAGTGGCAGACTACTTCTACAGGTTCAGTTAAAGGAAAGCTTTTCCAGGTTCCTGCTGCAAGTAATAACTATGCAATGGGAGTTATTTTGCGGTTCTAAGTTTCGATCCTGTGCCCCGCTCCTCCCACAGGATTGATAACAGCCGGGCTTTCGAGCCCGGCTTAGTTTTTAGAGTCCCAGACCATCGGACTCATAAATTTGTTCCTTGACAATATAGGCATGTTGGACACTTTTATTCCATTGTAAATCAATGGAATAATTTGACCGGATCAGTACCGGAGCCTATTATGGGTTTTACTTCGATGGATGCCGGAGTTAATATAGCATCCGCAGTGCGTTAGCACTTTTTAGGGCGTAAAGTCCTTCATTTAATTAAGGAGATCATAATATGATCCAAATTCCTTCAAGCAAGCCCGGAAACGGATATAGTCTTGCAAAAACCGCATCTACAAATGACCCGTATGCACAATACGAAAAGTCAGTTGTGAACGATGATGCAATATGGGAGTCACTTGCTACTGAAGCGGGTAGACAAGCGTTGGGCTCTCAGATGGCTGTTCCTATTCGTGAACAGTTAGACTTCGTTGGCACAGCACGTAAATTTTTCGAAATAGATGTGCTTGCACAGGGTTAGTAATTTGGCCCTGTTTAAACTTAACAATATGCTGGGATATCTCGTAAATTTTCATTACTTTAATAAAGTGATAATATGAAACTAGAGACAATCAGCAGGAAAGAAATTATGTCAAAACCCTCTAAAGAAACTTTAATAGAATTATCTCAGATAAAGAGGTATACTCTAAGTAAAATAAGTAAAGATTTAAATATAAAAAAGTCTGAACTTCTTCAACTTTTTCATGAATTTGATCTAATGACACCCATAGCATTTATAAAATCTCTTAGAACTAAAGCATATTTTACAAGATGTATAGAAGAAGGAAAATTTATAAAGCAAATTAGTAAAGAGCTTAAAATGGGCACTTCTGGTGTTATAAAGTGTCTTGATAAATATGAACTACAAACGGAAGCTCAAAAAAGAACTCGTGAATTGGATAGATTTAGAACATTACCCTTATCTCCAAAAATAAAAGGTATAATTGTTGGAACAGTTCTTGGTGATGGCTGTATTCAATATAATAGTTCAAATAGAATATCTTGTTCATTGTCTTTTAGACACTCCATTGATCAAAAAAACTATGCTTATTATAAGGCTAAGGTATTACTAAAAGAATTATTTGATCAAGAAGAACCTATTATTTATAAAGCAAGGGACATTATAATAGCAGGAAAGGCAGCCCATATAAAAGATAGGTATAATTGGTGTTCAAAAACAAATGATTACCTAACTTGGTTGCGTAAAAGTATGTATGGGGAGAATAATCATAAGGAAGTAACTCCCGAATCTTTAGAAGATCTTACCTTATTTGGTGCAGCTATTTGGTTTGCAGATGATGGTTCTCTTAATAAAGGTAATGGTAAGGGTGTTTATAGAATATCCACATGTGGTTTTTCTTTAGAATCTGTAAAGTTGCTTAGAGAGTGGTTATTTAAACATGCAAAAGTAAAGTCTACACCAATAAAACAAAAGAAGGGTTTTGAACTTTACATATCTGCTGCATCTAGAGAAAACTTTGAAAAATACATAGGTGTATGGGTTAAAACTTTTCCTGATGTAGCATATAAAGTAAGAGATATGACATAATTAATCCTCAGAGACTCATACGTTAAGATTTTTGTTCATATTTATTGAATGTTCACTTTTTATGAACATATTGTTTTTATGAACAAAATTATGATATAGTCCGAACATCATGTGAGAGCATGAGAGATCAGCAGAAATGACTGGTCCGGTATATTAAAAGTATACTAGTAACAATTAGCAAATCGCTCGGTACGACAAAGACATTACAACTGTCGCTTATGTCGTAGCAAAACGTGGTACAGTCAAGGAATGGACGATAGAGGGAACCTATGTAGAACCAACTACATGGGAAATTTTTAGTCCTGCTGAAATTCGTTTATCACAAATCCAGCAAAGACGTTTTAACGTTTTGGACCGGACCCAAGAAAAAATTCGTATTGCTATGCAACTGCAAGAAGATTCACAAGCCTTGGCTTTGTTTACAACCACGGCTTCTGGAAACACTGCAAACAATACGATTAACACATCTACTTCAGGATGTGATAAAGACTTTTTGAATAAAGTCTCTGCAACCATTATGGATCATGACCTTCCGTGTTATGCATTCTTAATGCGCTTCGCAAGCTTCAAAGATATTCGCACGTGGGGTACTGCCGAATTAGATCCAGTCAGCATGAGGGAAATAATTGAAACAGGCCTTCGTGGTAATATTTGGGGTATTGATATCGTTGTAAACCGTCTTGTGACGACTGGAACTGTGTTCTCGTTGTCTGAGCCGCGTTTCTTTGGTGTTATGCCTATTCGTACGGAAGTTATGTTGATGCCTGATGATTCTCCAAAAGAAGCAAAGATCGGTTATGTGGGCTATGAAGAGCTCGGCATGGCTGCAATCAATGCTAATGGCGTATCTAAGGGTACACATAACTAGTTGTAGTTTTTTAATTTGGTAGGCTCTTTCGGGAGCCTACCCTATTTTTATTTTTTAAGGAGAAAGAAATGTCTACATATACTTTAGCAGCCTTTACAAATACAACAAAGAAATCCTCTTTTCAAACAAAACGTGCGGGTTTAAAACCTACCGCAGGTGATGTAGTTACACTTATATACGATGATTCCAAAGATCTTCGGGTTCGCAAAAATACAGCAGCAAATTTTTATGAGCTTATAGTTACAAAGAAAAATTATACAGACGTCATGAGCTAATGTCAATTACTCCCGCCTAAAGGCGGGGGCTTGTTCCGTGAGGAACGAGGGTAACTAGTTGATTAGAGGGCGTTTTAAAAATCTGTAAAAGGAGAAATAAGATGCAGAAGTTATCAAGGAGAAAAACATACACACCTACGAATACTTCACTAGTTCGTGGCGACTGTGATTTGCAATTAAACAAAGATGAAAATCTTAGTGTTGCAGATTTTAAAACCTTTGATAACAACCTCGAAGTGAATCCACGTCAACATACAGACGGTCTTAAAGACAAAGTGTATGTACTATCAATGGGTAACCAACCATTGATGCCCTGTAGTGTAACCAAGGCAAGACATTTGTTAGAAGCAAGGAAAGCAAAAATAGTAAGACATCAACCTTTTTGTATTCAGTTGCTTTTTGAATGTGAAAACAAAGTTCAAGAATTGGTTTTAGGTGTTGATCCTGGTTATGAATATGTAGGTTTTTCTGTGATAACAAAGAATGAAGAGTTAATAAGTGGAGAACTTGTTTTAGAAAACGGAATGAGCAAAAGACTTTTAGAAAAGGTAATGTATCGTAAAGGTCGTAGAAACAAGTTGTGGTATAGGCAGCCAAGATTTTTAAATAGAAAGAAAAAGTTTGGATTAAATCCGCCATCAGTAGAGCGAAGAATTGAAACACATATAACTTTGGTTAAAAAGATATGTGAATTAGTTCCAGTTAGTAAGGTTAATTTTGAAGTAGCGAATTTTGATATACAAAGAATTAACAATCCAAATGTTGAAGGCGAAGGATATCAGCAAGGTAGTTTGTATGGTTATGAGAATACAAAAGCATTTGTTTTAAATAGAGAACACGGAAAGTGCCAACTATGTGGGAATGGTTATGATGAAACCGGGTGGCACTTGCACCACATAATTCCAAAAAGTAAGGGTGGGACGGACAAACCAAACAATCAAGCTTTGTTACATAAAAAGTGTCATGAAAAGTTGCATAAGCAAAAATTATTTAAGAAGTTAAATGCAGAAAAACAATTCAAAGCAGAAATTTTTATGTTGATTGCAAAAGAAAAAATAATGCAGGGTATAAAGAAAATGATACCAAATGTAGGAATAACATTTGGATATGAAACTAAAATAAAAAGGAATGAATTAAAAATAGAAAAAACGCATAACAATGATGCTTTTGTAATTGCTGGAGGTACTAATCAAGAAAGAAGTATGGTGCTACATGCTAATCAAAAGAAACATAACAACCGTTGTTTGCAGTTAAATAGAAAAGGTTATAAACCTTCAATAAGAAAAATTAAAAGCACAATACAACCAAGAGATTTGTTTTGGGTTGATGGTATAAAATATATTTGCAAAGGAATGTTTGGATATGGCAAATATATTTTATATGGAAATGTTAAAAAGAAAGAATATTTTAAGATAGAACAAGTTAGTACACATTTTAATACAAATACATGGCAATTCATCCGCTACGTAAACGAAGCGGTCTTCTTGCCACAAAAAGGATAAATTTAACCTAATACTGATAGGTTTATTTATTTATTTCCCAAGGAGCACCATGGCTTTATCAATAGAACAACAATACTTAGTAGATTTATTACGCAGCCAGATTTCTATGCGTTTAACAGCTGCCTCAGGGTCGAGCTATGTACTTCCGGCTAAACTTGGAGATGCTGAGCTTTGGGAAGATGTAAGGCTTGGTCTAAATATGTTCAATACCACACACCCTATTATTACAACCTACTCCTCAAAAGATTTATATGATGCCTCTGCTGCAGCTACAACAAATGGATTAGATCCCTTAGCTCCAGAGAACGAAACCTTCGCATCTGTATTTACGACTTGCGTAATTTTTTGTGGGCTTTTCTTCTCGGGGCAGCGCATGCAATGGTTCGAGGCCGGGAAACATTTTTCCTATTCTGACAATGGCATAACTCTTACTCGTGATAAACAGCAAAAGTTCCAGAGTGCTGGGGCAGGAATTTTACAATATGTATCTACAATGCTTCCCCTGGTTAGGAAGACGCTCGGTTACTCCCGTCTCCATATACGTGGTGCTTGGAGTGGAACAATAAGTATGCCACGGTCTATAACCCGTGGATTGCGAGGTGTGAGAACGGGTTATCAGTAACAGTTATTGTTACTGCAGATCAGATTAAATTAATGAATCACAATCAAAAAGGAATCCTATGTTTGACAAATTAAAACTCAGTTTACAGCAGCAATTTAATTATCCACAGATTATATGGACTTTAACATGGATTCTATTTTCTTTTTGCATAGGATTTGGCGCGGGTCAGATTAAATCAATATTTTAAATAGGTTTACAAATGTCAATAAAATCTAAAAAACTAAAAATAACACGAATCCATTCGGATAGGAAAATCATGCTAACAAAAGAAACCATAGACGAGGCTAGAGTTAGAATAGAGAATTCAGCTGCTGAGGCTGTTAAAGTTATTGCACAAGCCTCTTCCACAGCCGCTACAACACTATCCTCTGCCGCAACAGATGCAACTAAAACCATAGCCATGGCTGCAGCCGAAGCCTTAAAGGTTTCTAATATTAAAAGCTCTGATGATCATGACCTTTTAGTTAGGCTTGATGAGAAACTGGTAGGGCTAAAAGAGGATATAGGTAAGCTTAATTCTGGGTATTCCTTAAAAATTAAAGACTTAGAAAATGAAAAATTAAATACAAGAGATTCTTATCCTGTTCTTTATAGAAAAGGTGTAGAAGATAAGTTGGAAGATCACGAAAATAGGATTAGAGTAAATACAGATAAAATTACTAAGTTGTGGACTTGGGGGATAGCTTTAATTTTCCTTTTGGGTGTTATAGAATTTTTGATTACAAAATTTGTTAAATAGCTATTAAAATATGCTATGCAGATTCCTATTAATAATATTACCTTTTCTAATCCCAGGGGTTTTAATTATAATGACTCCTGGTTGCCTGTAAAGGAATATGGAGGTCGCAATTCCTCTCCCGCCTGAAGGCGGGGGTATCCTTGCTGAAGTCGGATGAATATAAATAAATTTTTTAGAACCATATTTTTTGCAGATTTTTTTAAGCAAATGTTTAACCCCAAAGATGAGTCGGTATCTTCTACTAGGTTTATAGCTGTATTTTCTGGGATATTACTTCCCATTTCTTGGGTTGCTTTGTCATTCTATTGTGCTGCAAGATATGTAGGAATGCCAGGGGGGAGTACCGAGGGGTACATTGGACTATTTACTATTGCAACATTAGGCAAAGCCTACACCTCCTACAATGAGCGAAAAGCTGCAGAAATTACAAATCCAAATGTGGGTATTACTACTACCACAGAAGAATCCTCAAAATCTAAAACAGAAGTAACAAGTGCTAAAGACGATGTTAAGCCAATTTAAATTTTTTATTTAAAAGTTTTACTTATAAAAATTAGGAGATCTATGCAAAACAGTACAATGTTAGATATGGCAGGAATTCTTAATAAAGTATCTACTCTATTAGGTGATTCAGCTTCATTAGTTACATCTACCCCAGTTTCATTGGCATCCTCTGGGAGTATCTTAACTAGTAATGGAACTTTACTTGCTGCAAATACGATAGCAATAGAACGTATTGTACAGAATCTTAGCACTAGTCCAGTTTATGTAAAATTAGGGGCTGATGCATCTAATACTAATTTCTCATTTGTTCTACAAGCAGGTTCTGCACAGGATGATGGTAAGGGTGGAATCTGGAATGGGCAATTTTATACAGGAATAATCTCAGCCTCTGGGTCATCCCCAAGATTATCTGTTACTGAAGTTACGAGGTAAATTAAAATGAGACACTCTGACTATCGGTCAAAGATAGGCGAGCAGCCATTTCCTTTGCCAGTACCCTTTGCTTCAAAAATACGCCAAGTTTTTATTCGTAAGGATGTTTTGCCCTATAGATTTGGAGTCAGGAATTTCACCTGGACTTTAAGAATTATACTACTTATTTATTTTATAATTCAGACATTTTGGTTTCTTGAAATACAATACAAAGATGCTCTGTCATTAGTATTTAAATTGTTAGGTAAGTAATGACACTTCCTCATGAGTCTTATTTTGATAATGTTATTTCTTCAGAACAAATCTTTAATAGATCATTTGACAGGACAGATGATTCTATTCGAGTAGCTATTGCTTCTGGTAGTGTCAGCCTTACTGTAGGATCCATAACTCTTGGCAATGTAAAAATTGAAGACGGGTCTAGCTCTAATAAATTAAAGGTATATTCAGATGGTAGTCTTGATGCCAATATTGCTTTAGGTGGCCCTACTGATAATGTGGCTTTGACTGATTCTACAGGATCTATTATTAATCCTGCTACGTTAGAATCTATTCAGAATATAGGTACAATATTATTATCTACTGGGCTTACACAAGGTGCTTCAGGATCTACGCCATGGAAGATTGAATATCGTGTGGCTCAAGGATCTAGTCCTTCTGCTGTAAATGTAATGACATCTCCAACATTATTAATAGCAGCGTCTACTATAAGAAAGAAATTAATCTTATTTAATCTGTCTACTACAAATACTTGTTTTTTAGGTAGTTCTGATGTGTCCATATTTACAGGTATGCCAATACCTCCTTTATCAGTATATAATGACTCTATGCCATATTGTGGTCAGGAAACTATTTACGGGATTGTTCAGTCTGGATCTTGTAGTGTTAGAATAAAAGAGTGGAATTAATAAATGGAATCAGCGGGTATAAATAGATTAGGATATAATTTATCTAGTCTTTTAGATGTATATATTACTAATGCTGCCTCGGGCAATATTATTCAGTACAATGGTCAGGGGTGGACTAATTCGGATATTACTCATGATACTATGTCAGGTAAATCAGGTATAGGTCCGGAGTATTATCATTTAAACCTATCACAATATGCGTCAGCATCCCAGTACTCAAATGAAAATTTAGATGGTTTATTATCTCATACGGATTGGAATATCTTTAATAATAAGCAAACTGCATTTTCATCTGGATCATTAACAGAATCTATCTCTAATATTTTAACAATTACAGGAGGCACAAATTCTGTTATAGGGTCGGGAACTTCTGTTCAAGTTACTAAAGCAACTGGATCCACTTCTGGTTATTTATCTAACACAGACTGGAATATATTTTATAATAAACAAGATGCTTTAAATGGTAATGGATTTATAAAAGCTTCGGGATCTTTAATATCTTATGATGATTCTACTTATTTAACAGAAAATCAAACCATTACATTAAATGGAGTGATATCCGGTTCTGGTTCTACTAATATTGTAACTAGTTCAGGAAGTGGATATTATATTCCTACAGAGGCAGATCAGGCTCATTGGAATGGTTTAATTACCTTTCCAGGATTTGGAACAGATCATGTAACTGCTGCTTATGGGGATCATACTCATGCTAATTTATATGAGTCAATAATATCTACAGGATCTATATCTCAATATTGGAAGGGTGACAAGACTTGGCAGACTTTGGATAAGTCTGCTGTAGGTCTAGGTTCAGTAGAGAATACCACATTATCCACTTGGGTAGGTTCAAATAATATAACAACACTTGGGACTATTTCAAATAAAGTACATATCAATGTTCCTGGTGAAGTTAGTACTGGTATTCCTGTAGATATTTTAACATTGGAAATTGGTAGAAACACCAATGGAGAAGGTAGTACCCCAGGATATGGACCTTCAATTCTATTTAAAGATGTGGGGGCTTCTGGATATTTAAATAATATGGCAAGAATTGCCGCAAGATATGGAACTGGTGGCGGGTCTTACTTATCATTTTATACAAATGAAATGTGGAATGGTTCTGACGTATTAGTTGATCG